ATCGCTAATATAAACGAACTTGTCTACCGCACGGTCGGCAATTTCTTCTGCCGTATACCCACGGTTATCGGTCGTGAAAATTTTCACAACACCCAAATCAACAACAGACATATTACTCATGTCACTGCAATCCTAGCTTGGCCTGAACGATATGCGTCCTGACGATCCAAGCCATCGCCAAGGCGTTTGAGAAGCGCCAATGCTTCCTGATACTTCTGCTCGTAGTACTGCATCATGTCCTGCTCACCCTTCAGGTACGTATAGGCTTCGCGCAGCGAGCCATACAACAGGACAGTTTCAAAGTTATCCCCAAGCCATGATGTACCGTAGTTCACGATAGACACGGGATAGTAGTAATAATGCAGTTCCGCCGTATACGCGACATCCGGGGTAGGCCCAAGCAACATAGTCGCATCGTCAAAGATGGCGTAATACTGGGGCTTGCCCGTGCTGTTCGGAGGCGGATACGCCGCACGGATAAAGTTCACATCTTTATTAATTAAGTACTCGTACTCGCCAGTCACCGGGTCAATCACGGCCAACGAGAACGTCGATAGCCAATCATCTGGCAACTGAAAGTACGGGAACGTGTTGGTCATCGTCCCGGTCACATTCTTACGAATGGCCGGGATCTGAACGGAGTTATAAATCCGCTCTTCAGCTAACTGCACAAAAGTCGGGATATTAGCCACAAAGCTCTGCTCCGTGGACTCACAGTAATCCTGAATCAGTGTAGAAAGCTGACTGTAATTCACGGAGACCAGCCCGACCGATACTTCATGTTGGTGTCAAGGTTGATCTGCGACACGAACTTCTTACCCTTGGTCGCAGCACCAGCACCCTTCATATCCATGTGGGTGACGCCCTTGTTCACATCCTTCTCTGGGTAGCCATTACGCCCCGTGGAGTCGGTGTTCGGCCTGATTTTGCCGGGATTCAGTTCTTTCATAGCAATTACCTCGGGCCCGAAGAGCCACGCATCGGCTTGCGCTGGTTCATCACCTTCGCCATGCCACGACCGTACTTCTTCATGTCGCTGTTGGTCTTACCACCAGCACGCATACCCTTGACGCGATTCGGGCCGTGAGCCTTGCTCGCCGGGAGTTCAGCGTGTTTTTCCAAATCTGACTTAGCCATCTCAATCTCCTAGGTCGTTACGACCGTTACAGTTCCAACCAAACCTGCCGGAGCAAGGTCGTTTGGAGTCAATCCTGCATCGTCGGCTCTAGCTCCACCTACCGGAGCCCAGCCCCATTGTATCTGACGACTGCCATTTGCACCGTCATTACCCACCGCAAAGTAGCTTGTATCCGGTCTTGGGTTCCGCAGTGCCTGCGGGTCGTCCACGGGATATAAACCAAGTGATAACTGCGGCTGATCCGGCTCCCAGCACTCCGGACATACCAAGATGTTTACGTTCTTGGTTTTGATCACTATAGACTTCAACTGGCGCAGCTTGTACTGAAAGCCACACCGGTCGCACATAGCGATAGAGTGCTTGCCACTTGCAAACCTGTTCGGCATTAGTAACCACCCAAGAAGCTCTCGCGTGGGACAAACCGAACCGCCGCCTTCTCACGGTCCTCGCCAGCGGCCAAATCCCAAGCCTCGTCATACTGGGCTTTCAGAACTTGCGTGCGCTCCAGAGCACCCGGAATCTTCATCGACATCAGATACGCCAGACCCGCCACCATACAGGGCAGGAAACGATAGGGAATATCTTGTCCATTCGGTCCCGTACCGGGGTCGAGCATACGACGCAGGCGGGTATAGACCAGCGTCCAAGTCGTGCTGTTATCCGGCTTCGGCCATACAGTGTATTGAGGATACTGCACTACGCCAGCCGCGCTCGTCGCACCCGTACGGCGATTAATCCAAATCTGAATCGGGCGACCCGTCGCGTTCTTATTGGGAATCGACAGGTAGGTACTGGACGAAATACGCGAGATGTTGATGTCCTGCTGGTTCGTGCCAGAACCCGTGCGGATTACGTGGTCAAGCAGGTCCACCGTATCTACTGGTAGATCGTATGTACCTTGATTATAGGTCAGTACCTGCTGACCCTCCTCAAGCGTCCAGAGGTTAATACCTCGGTTCGCCCAGTCCATCAGGAGTAGAGCAAGACTGCGCTTAGCCGTACGGAAGTCGTAGCCCGTACGCAGTTCAGCACCGCAACGCTCGAAAGCCTCTTCGATAATCGTACTGAGGTCGAGGTTGAAGTCTGTAGTGGCGCTAGTTCTATCTACCATTACTTCCTCGCTGTGACGACATCATCACCCTTGGTGACGGTCACGTGATCGCCCTCAACATCGACCCGCATCGGCATCTCTTTACGATCCAATCGGTCAAGTTTAGCGATGAGATCCTTTATAACCTCAAACTCAGGCTTTACCTCTACCTTCTCATTTGCCCCGGCGATGTTATTCAGCATCGAAATCAAGGCGGTCAGAGAGGCTCCGAGCAAGCCCATCACAGCAGCGATTTTCTCATTATCCAACTGAAGGCTAGAAACAACGCCAATCACCACGATCAACGTGATGTAGAAAAGGCCGTACTTACCAATAGATTTACCGGCAACTTCTTTAGCGGGCGACGATCCCTCAATACGCTTAGCTTCCGCCATAGCGTCTAATCGGGCTTTGAGAAAATCTCCTAGCGTCACTTCTTCAGACCCTTCAAGGTTTGAGCAAGTCTAGCACGTTGGCCCATCTTACCGGGCTTCTTAGCAGCCGCAGCAAGTTTCTTGGCCGGGATCTTTTCGCCAGCCTTAACCCCCAAAGACGCACGAAGCGCACCGGGCTTCTTGATCGCTTTTTGAATCCATTTCTCAGACATCTAATTCCCCTAAAAATAATTTACGTTTATTGTAAATCTGTACTTTTTATCAGTGCATTGAACACTACGGTGTTTTACTAATGGAGCAAACAACAAAATACGATTCTCTACTGACTCGATTTTTGTCCCATCCTCCATTTCAGTATAACCATTATTAGTGTTTACATAATAAACCGCGCCTTTATGTGGGTAATCGTTATCAACGTGCCAGCCATTTTCTACTTGTCTACCAACATTTAAATATAAATTCCCTTTAACTCTGATACAGGCTTTAACAGAAATTTTATTGAGTATAGGTACTATGCTTGTATAGAGCCCACTCATTGGTTGGTGGTCATTGTAAAAAATATGCGTAAAGTAAAACCCATCATCTACGTCTTTTTGTGAAACAGAATCGTTGTAATACCAAGGAATACCTCTCACCATTAAAGATTTAATCTGCTCAAATTCATTTTCTGGCAAAAAATTATCTATAACTTCAAGATCCATAGAAATTACATACCACGTTTTCTGTACGGTTTTACTTTTTCTTTAACGGCTTTCGGCTGCGGGACGAACTGCTTGCCTTGGGACTTACCTTTTCGTTTGGCGGCAGTGGTTCGGGCGTACTCAGCAGGGCTGAGAGCCTTGATCGCAGCCTCTGGAAGATACCTTTCGCCCGTGTCAGAAGATCGTTTACCACTCTTCGTTCTCCATTTCTGGTCGCCCCAAGCCTTTAAGGACTGCTGCGGGGACTTCATTTGTTGCGCTCTTCCATCAACTTGACCCGCACCTGCAAGTCATGGATGTCTTCCATCAGATCGTCCTTGAGTTCCTGTCGCTTGGCCGCGCTCAACGGGCTGTCGGTCGGTACACCGTCTTCGGTAATAAGGATCGGAACCTTCGACTCAATAGCAATCAAGCGGTTCTGAAACGAGGTAATCTCGCCCAGCAGCCAAGCCACAGCAGCAAGCAAGACCGGGAACAACATGTCCACGACCTTCTCCATGCTAAAGCTAGACTTACCCTCGGTATCCACCGCCCTTCTCCTTGTACCGCTTGGCTAACAACTGCGCCTTACGCGCTGACCACTGCCCTGCACCGGTGCCCTGCGTTGCCGAAGCCTTGATCGACTCAAACAACTTCTTACGCATACTCGGCTTGGTGTAGTTGCCAGCCTGATTGACCTTGCTCTTGGCTTCGCCGCCCTTGGCATGGCGGATTGGCTCACCAGTACCCTCAACGGGTTTATTGTCCCCACGGCGCTTTGCACGGGGGACTTTCTTCGGGCTAATAGCACCCATTCCGCGAGAAGCCATCATCGTACGAACCTCCCACGGCCACGGCCTTTCTGAGCAATGCCGTAGCCGCGAACACGTTCTTCTTTAACGCGACCACCACGGCGCATGGCAATCTCTACTGGACGGCCATCTTCGCCAATAAAAGCATTACCGATTCGGCTAGGAAGTTTGTTCAAAGCGGCTTTCAAGCCTTCTTTGATACCTTCTTTCTCACGAACCTTTTTGTAATCTTCTATGGCTTCTTTGGCTACAGCCTTGGCTACACCAGACTTGCCTTCTTTCTTTTCTATGTCTTTGTATCGCTTAATTTCAGGCGCACGCACTGAGTTATAAAAGT